ATGAATGCCTATCAGCAGAAGATGAAGATGAAGCGTGAAACCATAGCTAATAAGGGTATTTGGCGTGGTAAGAAGATGTATATACTTAATGCATGGGACGTTGAGGGTGTACGATATGAAGAGCCAAAGTTAAAGCTTCAAGGAATTGAGGCTATTAGATCTTCTACGCCGCACGCTTGTAGAGAGAATATTAAAGACGCTCTTAAGATTATTATGAATGGAACTCAGGACGAGCTAAAGAGTTTTATAATTAATTTTAGAAAAGACTTTGATGCTCTTCCATTTGAGTCTATAGCATTTCCAAGAGGCGTTAACGGGCTAGATGTATTCTCAGATAGATCAAAGGTATATAAAAAATCTACACCTATGCACGTTAAAGGTTGTTTGATGTTTAACTACCTATTGAAGAAACACGGCATTAACAATATACCTCCAATAGTAAATGGAGATAAGATTAGGTTCGTCTATCTTATGACCCCTAATCCTATAATCAATGAGAACGTTATAGCCACTCCAGACGAGTTACCTAAAGAACTCGATCTTGAAAAATATATAGATAGAGAGATGCAGTTCAATAAATCTTTTCTTGATCCACTAAAATCTATAACTGACGTTATCGGCTGGGATTTGGAAGAAAAATCAACTATAGAAGGATTCTTTGTATGAGTAGTGATTTTGATTTTGGTTTTACTACAGAAGATGAACTTAGAGGTGAACAAGAGAAATTACAAGGTCTTGTTAAAATGATCATGCCATTTCTTAATAATCTTAAAGGTGATTCTACTAAAGATATTATTAAATGGAACGGCGCTGATAGAGTAAAGCAGATCGATGCGTTTATTAAAAAGATGAACGATTATGTAAGCAGTTGACATACATTGCTATAAATTGTATAATACTATAATATATGGAGAATTAATATGTCTTTAAAAGAAAAACTTATTAAAAATAGTACTATTGAATATACTTCAACTCTTACTGATTCTAAGATCTATACTAAGAAAGATATGATCCCAACGCCGGTACCGATGATCAATGTAGCGTTATCTGGTTCTATTGACGGTGGTATCACACCAGGACTCACGATGCTTGCCGGTCCTTCTAAACATTTTAAGACTGGTTTTGCTCTTCTTCTTGCTTCTTCTTATCTTAAGAAATATCCGGACGGAGTCATCTTATTCTATGACTCTGAGTTTGGTACGCCGCAGTCTTACTTCTCAAAGTTCAATATTCCATTAGACTCTGTTGTTCATACGCCAATCACAGACGTTGAAGAGCTTAAGTTTGATATTATGAAGCAGCTCAAAGAAATTGATCGTAAAGATCGTGTGCTTATTATTATTGACTCTATTGGTAATCTTGCTTCAAAGAAAGAAGTTGAAGATGCTCTTAATGAAAAGTCAGTTGCCGACATGTCTCGTGCAAAACAGCTTAAGTCACTGTTTAGAATGATCACACCACATCTTACGCTCAAAGACATTCCAGTTGCTGCGGTAAATCATACGTATATGGAAATTGGTATGTTTCCAAAAGCAGTCGTCGGTGGTGGCACAGGCGCGTACTACGGCGCAGATAATATCTGGATTTTAGGAAGGCAGCAGGATAAAGATGGAACAGAGATTCAGGGGTACCATTTTGTCATCAATGTTGAGAAATCCCGTTACGTACGTGAAAAATCTAAGATACCAATTACCATTAGCTATGAGGGTGGTATTAATCGCTGGAGCGGTCTTCTCGATCTTGCCATCGAGGGTAATTACGTGGCTAAGCCAAAAGTGGGATGGTACTCCGTCGTCAATCGTGAAACTGGCGAAGTCGATGGAAAGAACTTCAGAGCGTCTGATATTGTGGACAGTAAAGAATTTTGGATGAATATGTTTAAGACTACAGACTTTGCTGACTATATTAAGAAGACTTATTCACTTGACACTGAAGGAAGTCTGGTATATAATGATGATGAATCGGAGGCATGTTAATTGAATATCGAACGCGTCATACTTTCTAATCTCGTGTTTAACGAGGATTTCAGCAGGAAGGCTATACCGTTTTTAAAGACAGAATATTTTACAGATTACTCAGAGAGAACTGTCTTTGAGTTAGTCGATGAATACGTTAAGAAGTACAATTCATTTCCATCAGTCGAGGCTCTGGCGATCGACCTAAGTAACAAGGACGGCTTAAGCGAAGACAGCTTCAAGTCGTGCAAAGACATAATCGGGTCGCTGTCACAGGACCCAAACACTAAACTAGATTGGATTTTGGATCAGACAGAAAAATTCTGTCAAGATAAATCACTCTATCTTGCGATCATGAAGTCAATCAAAATAATGGATGAGAAGAATGCTTCAATCTCAAAAGGTTCGATTCCTCAAATACTTACTGATGCCCTTGCTGTTTCTTTTGACACCCATATTGGTCATGATTTCTTGGTGGATACTGATGAACGATATGAGTTCTACCACCGTAAAGAGAAGAGAGTTCCATTCGATCTTGACTACTTTAACGCCATTACAAACGGTGGCCTGCCGAACAAGACTCTCAATATCGCACTCGCGGGTACAGGTGTCGGAAAATCGCTATTCATGTGTCACTGTGCCGCAGCAAACCTCTCAAGAGGACTCAATGTTCTATACATTACGCTAGAGATGGCTGAGGAGAGAATTGCAGAGCGCATCGACGCTAATCTCCTCAACGTCACAATGGATGAATTAGAACTATTACCAAAACAATCTTATGACTCTAAAATAGGTACGCTCAAGACAAAGACTACTGGTAAACTTATTATCAAAGAATATCCGACTGCTTGTGCTGGATCTGCTAACTTTAGACATCTTCTTAATGAACTAAAGATCAAGAAGAACTTTCAGCCTGATATTATCTATATTGATTATCTTAACATTTGTATGTCATCGAGGATGAAGTATGGAGCCACAGTCAATTCTTATACCTATATCAAAGCAATCGCAGAAGAGCTTCGAGGACTTGCAGTGGAATACGATGTACCTATCGTCTCTGCGACTCAAACAACTAGAGGCGGATATTCGAACAGCGACGTGGGACTGGAAGATACATCAGAATCCTTTGGACTCCCGGCCACAGCTGATTTTATGTTTGCGCTCATCTCAACAGAAGAGCTGGAGTCACTCAATCAAATCATGGTTAAACAGCTCAAGAATCGCTATAATGATCCAGGGAGCAATCGTAGGTTCGTCATTGGTATTGATCGCTCAAAGATGCGACTTTACGATGTTGATCAATCAGCTCAAGACGGTATTTTAGACGGTCCTTCAACTAAATCAGTATTTGATAATTCTAAATTTGGAGAAGAAGACTTTGAAAGAAACAGACCAAAGCCAAAATTCGACAGAAACAAATTTAGCGACTTCAAATGATGAATTTGATCTAGTAATGGCTGAAATAGTCTGGCAGAAGTGTAAGGGATATCCAATACCAGACTGTTTTAGTAGAGAAGATAGACTAAGTATCTTAGAGAGATACTGGACGAGAGCTATGGAAAAAGAGTAATGTTAGATCCTAGAGTTGTTATACTTTTAAAGGCTCTTTGCATAGCAGGAACTTCTAGCGTATTGTTGAAAATAACAATGCAGTTATTAGGAAACCCATGATATTATGTTCGTGTAATATTATATCCACTAAAGACATAAAAGATTATGTCAACAATCATACTAATACATCTATTAAAGACGCCCTTAGTTGTATTGGTTGGAAATCTGGTTGTACCACATGTTTATCTCTATTGATTCAGGAGATAAAGACTGAAATAAATAACAAGTCATTTACATAATAGGAGAAAATAATGACTGCTAGAAAGTATGGTTGGCGGCCTGATAAACCGGACTATAGAGATAAAATTTGTACTTTAAGAGCAAAACGCGGCGTTTCAAAGAACGTTGACCTAAGAACGACAGGTCATCTGCCTCCTGTTTATGATCAAGGTCAGCTTGGTTCTTGCACCGGCAACGCAATTGCAGCCGCTGTAGCATATGGTCTAAGAGCACAAGGTAAGCACGATTATAACCCTTCTCGCTTGTTTATATATTATAACGAGCGCGTTTTAGAGGGTACTACCTCTATCGATGCTGGCGCAGAAGAGCGTGATGGTATTAAAGTCGTTGCTACTTTAGGATCTCCTTCTGAAGATATTTGGCCGTATGATATTTCTAGATTCGCTGAAAGACCTTCTGATCAAGTATACGCTGAAGCTAAGAAGAGCATAATTAAACAGTATTCTAGAGTTCCTGTTAAGTTAGCAAATATTCAGAACGTATTAACACATCAGATTCCCATCGTATTTGGTATAGCTCTCTATGAGTCATTTGAGAGCGATGCAGTCGCTGCTAGTGGCGTAGTTCCAATGCCTGATCTTTCTGAAAGAATGATCGGTGGTCATTGTATGCTATTAGTAGGTTCGACCGACACTCACTTTATAGTCCGCAATTCATGGGGAGAAGGATGGGGAGATAGAGGTTATTGCTATATCCCTCATGAATACGTAACTGACACTAGACTTGCAGACGATTTTTGGGCGATCTTTTTATCATGAGAGGTAGAATAAGAATGAACTATGAAGTCGTGCCTGTTAATAGCGATAGATTTTATGTCCTAGAGACTAAGACTAATCAGATTGTGGTAGAGTGTGATAAGCTATGCGACGCTAGAAAATTCATGAAACACTTCAACCATGGCGGTGGATTTGACGGTAACACACCAAATTTTTTTTTAAAAACCACTCAAAAAGTTGATTCTATTGTATAAATAAACTTGTATTCATTCAGTATGTTAAAGTGCTCGATTATAGCGCTGGAACAGAAGAGTAGATAAGGAACGCTGGATTACGATGGTGGTTTCGCCAGCCGTACTGAATTGAACGGGGGAGTCGGGATGACTCCCCTATTTTTTTATATGTACTTTTTCCTTGTTTTAGATATTATATAAATATCTATAAAAACAGGGAAGCATATGATAAATTTCAGAAGTTTCATTTGTGAAAAAAAAGATGAAGATTCTAATACTCTTCATGCTTTTGACATAGACGATACCCTCTTCCATCACGATCCAGAGGGAATGAGAATACACGTTATAGATCCACAAGGAAATAGATCACGTACCCTAACGAGTTCTGAGTTTAATACGCATACCCTTCCAGACAATCATTCTTACGACTTTAGAGAGTTCAGAAGCTCAGACGCCTTTGGCAAGCATGCTAGACCAATTCGTAAGATGATAGCTAAACTTAAGGCTATCCATAAGAACAACAAGAACGTAGAGATATTGACCGCTCGATCAGACCTTGACGACCAGAAGAAGTTTGCTCATCATATGTCG